CGAAGCAGCTGTGTGAATAAAATAAACCACGTTGACAGATGAAACCCGAACCTCAAACACCGCCGCAACCGGCCCCAATCGCCTCAAGAGTGGCCGCGCAGAACGTGAAGATTCTTTTGGAGCGTCAAAAATCGGGGAAGCCCCTTTCGCGCTCAGAAATCGCTCAAGTTGAAAAATACTTCGAAGAGCAAAACGGCGGAAAACCCAAAGAGGAGTTCGCAAAATCGCTTCAAGACCTCGCCGGAATCTTCCACACCAACCGCGAAACCATCCGCCTATGGCTCAAAGCCGGAGCACCACGGCCGACAGGTTCCGGATTCTACCCCATCAATGCGTGGCGACAATGGATCGCCGACAACGGCAAAGAAATCGACGACGACGAAGCCCTCGACAAAGCCCGCCTCACCTGCCGACAGATCCAGCTCAAAATCGAAAAGATGGAAATCGAGGTGCAAAAGGCCCGCGGGCAACTGATGCACGTTGACGACGTCCGACAAAAACTTTTCCAATCCTTCGACACCGTCCGGCGCCTTCAGCTCAGAATGGGTACGGCGCTTGCCTCGCGCCTCGCCGGCATGGACCCCGCCGAAATCGAAGCCGAGATCACCGCCGCGCTGCACGACAGCTACCAGCAGATCCAAATCTGGGCCGAACAGATGGCAAACCAAACAGCCGAAACTCCAAAGAAACCCAAACGCACCACCCGCAAAAAATGAAACCGACGCTGAAACACCTCGACCCGCGAAAGCTCAAACCCAACCCCAAAAACGCAAAACGCCACGATCAAAACCAAATCGACCACTTGGTCGAATCCATCCGCCGCTACGGGTTTACCTCGCCCGTTCTCATCGACCGCGACGGAATGATCATCGCAGGACACGGACGCACCCAAGCCGCCATCACCGCAGGACTCAAAACCATTCCCGCAATCAGCATCAACCTTGAAGGCGACCAAGCGCGCGCCTACGCAATCGCCGACAACAAACTCGCGGAACTTGGTGGAGGATGGAACCTAGACATCCTCCGCGCCGAACTCGCCGACCTCTCCACCGTGGCCGACATTGAAACCGGATTTACCTCCGCCGAAATCGACGCGCTTCTTCACGGACCCCAGCGCAAACTCTCCCGCGAAGAAATCGAGCAAGCCGAGCCGGCCGAGGAACCCGCCGAGCGCGCCGACGACTTCGAGCGCCAACTATCCAAAATCACCAACCCAACGCTTCCCATCGTCCCCATGTACGGCGAAACCGCGGAAGCCTTCATAATCGTCTGCGATAACACCGTCGACGAAGCTTGGCTTCGGAACCTTCTTCAACTCGAAGAGCCGCGCGCCAGTTACAAGGACCAAAAGGTCCAAAGCGCAAACGTCATCACCGTCTCAGCCCTCCGCCAAAAATGGACATCCCGATAATAATCCCAAGCCGAGGCCGCCCCGCCTCCGTCCTAACCAAGATTGCAGGGGCCGTGCTTTTCGTCCCGGAGACCGAAGCCGACGCCTACCGCCGGCACAACCCAAACACCGAAATCCAAACGCACGCGCCGACCCGCAACCTAGCCCACAAAAGACAGACTATCCTCGACCGGTGGCCATCGGTCTTCATGCTCGACGATGACATCGCTTTTGTCTCTCGCCTCTACCTGCCAGGCAACAACCGCGAAACCCACCTCAGCCCGGAGGAAGCCCGCGAACTCATCCAGGCAACCGCCACCAGCGCGCGCCGCGCAGGATGCTTTCTTTTCGGTTTCTCAAACTGGCCAAACGCCAAACACTACTACCCCCACAAACCGATCCGCCTCTCAGGCTACATCAACGCCTCCGCCTTCGGGATTCTCTCCGGTTCGAGCCTTTATTTCACCGAAAAGACGACCGCGGCCGAGAGTCACTGGATCAACCTCCTCAACGCCTACTACCACCGCCGAAGCTACCAGGATTCCCGCTTTTGTTTCGCGCAGGAACCAGGGTCAACGTTCTTTCGCCCCGGCGGACAAACCGCAAACCGAACCCAGGACACCGAGAAAGCCGATACCCTTTTTCTCCGCCGAATGTTCGGCGACGCCGTCCGCATCCGCAAAAACCGCGGGGACGCCGCCCTCGCCCACCCCTACCAACGAACAATCCACCTTCCTTTTTAAGCCATGCACCACGTCTACCACCTAGTCGACCCAAACGACCGCGCCGTCCGATACATCGGCAAAAGCCGAAATCCGAAAAGCCGACTCAAGCAACACATCGCCGAAGCCCTAGAAAACGACAACACCGAGAAAAAACGATGGATCCGGCGCCTTCTCGCAAGCGGACAAAAGCCCGTCCTTGTCATCGCCGGCAGCTTCGCCACCGAGCCGCTCGCACGAGAAGCCGAGAGCGCCGAATGCCACCGGCACCTCGCGACCATCACCAACATTCACGACCCCGCAAAAAAAGCCTCCGACCTCCGCAAATCCAAATGAGCACCACACCAAAAATCGAACAGATTCACCCAGCAAGCCTCATCCCGTACACGCGCAACGCGAAAAAACACGACTCGCACCAGGTGCAACAAATCGCGGACTCAATCGCAAAGTTCGGGTTCAACTCGCCCGTCCTAATCGACCACAACAACGGCATCATCGCCGGACACGCGCGCACAATGGCGGCCATCCAACTGGGCCTCGAGAGCATACCGGCAATCCGTCTTTCCCACCTCTCCGAAATGGAGCGCCGCGCCTACATCATCGCGGACAACAAACTCTCAGAGACCGGCGGAGGGTGGAACGACGACCTTCTCCGCGTCGAACTCGCCGCCCTCTCCGAAAGCGAGATCGACGAACTCATCACCGGATTCGATGCGGACGAAATCGCCGACCTAATCGAAACCCCCGACGCACTCAAAACTGATCCAGACTCAATCCCCGACGCCCCAGCCGAACCGATCACCAAACCCGGCGACCTCTGGATCCTCGGAAAACACCGTCTTCTTTGCGGAGACTCAACGCGCGAAGAGGACGTCCGAACCGTGATGAACGGACAGAAAGCAAGCCTGGTTTTTACAGACCCGCCATACGGCGTGAACGTGAAGGGAGGCAAAGGCAAAAAAGGAACCATCGCCGGCGACCTAACCCAAACCGCAATCCCCTTCTCCTTCGAACTCGCCGTCCGCGTTGCCACGACCTCAGACGCGCGCCTCTATTTTTGCGGAGGTGAAAACAACCTCTCCCTTTATGCAAAACTTTTCGACCGCTACCTAAGCCTCATCCCGCGTCACCTGATCTGGGTGAAAAATAGCTTCACCATGAAACCGAATGGCTATCACAACCAATACGAAATCATTTTCTATGGGTACAAAGAAAACGGAGGCGGCATTTCAAAATGGTTCGGACCACGAACCGAAGACTTCGCCTCTGACATTTGGCAGATCAAACGCGACCCCACCGCCTCTTACCTGCACCCCACCCAAAAGCCAATCGCCATCCCGACCCGCGCAATAACCAACTCCTCCGAACCGCGCGATCTAGTTTATGAGCCCTTTTGCGGATCCGGCTCAACCCTGATCGCGTGCGAACAACTCGGACGGATTTGCTACGCCATCGAACTTGACCCCATTTTTTGCGACGTCATCAAGACCCGTTGGGAAAACGCAACCGGACAAAAAGCCGTTCTCCATGTTCTTTGAAACACTCTCCGAAATCTTTCTCGCGCGAAAACAAGGGATCCCGTGGAAATGGGCCGAGCAGCACCTAACGCTCGACAACACAACAACGCTCCCGGGACGTTTCCAGATCCGAAACGCGCCTTTTTGCGCCGAACCGATGGAGGCGTTCGCGGACAACCGCATCGACGAACTCACAATCATGTGCAGCGCCCAAAGCGCAAAAACTCAGCTTCTGATCACCTGCCTATGCTGGGCAATCGCGGAAGACCCTGGGCCGGCACTCTGGGTGATGGCCAACCAAGACGACGCCGAAGAGTTTCACCGTGTACGGCTGAAACCTCAAATCTACTCCGCCGAACCAATCCGCCGCTTAATGGTGCGCCACCGATCCGCCGACAAAGCCTCCGGCATGGACTTCACGACCATGCACCTATCCATCCGAGGCGCCCACTCACCCGCAAAACTCCAATCGCTTCCGGTCCGATGGCTCATCCTAGACGAAGTTCGCAACTACCCACCCGGCGCCCTCGACACCGTCAGAAAACGCGTTCGCGCGCAATGGAACCACCGCATCGTCCAAATCTCGACGCCCGACCTCGAAAACGACGAAATGCACCGGAGCTTTCTAAACGGAGACCAGCGCCATTTTTACTGGGCGTGTCTCAAATGCGGAGAGCACTTCGAACCGACCTGGGAGACAGTCAAATGGGACACCGACGACAAAACGACCCGCCCAAACGGGGACTTCATTCTCGACCGACTCGCGGAAACAATCCGGATAGAATGCCCGCATTGCCAGCACGCCCACTACGACACCCAGCACAACCGCCGGCAACTCCTTAAGAACTTCCGCTGGATCCCGCACAACGAGACCGCCCCCGCATCACACCGGTCCTACCACTGGAACGCCTTCGTTCCGCTTTGGATTCCATGGAGGAAAATCGTCGAAGAGTTTCTCGAAGCAAAAAAAGTTCTGAACCTCACCGGATCAAACGGAAAGCTGAGGATTTGGAAGGGGGAATCCCTTGGCCTACCCTGGACGCCAGACCTGCAGGAAGAGCATTCAATCGCCGTTGAAACCGGAGCCGCACCATACCCACTCCGGACAATCGGCGACGGAATCCGAATCCTCACCGTTGACGTGCAGCAGGACCACCTCTGGTTTCTCGTCCGCGAATGGCAGCCGGACGGCGCTTCACGTCTCGTCGACTGGGGGCGCGTTCACGGTTTCGCCGACCTACCACCGATACAAGCCCAATACCAAATCCCAAACGCCAACGTACTTGTCGACTCCGGGTTCGAAACCGCCGAAGTTTACGCGGCCATCAACCGCCACGAAGACAAAGACGGAATCCGATGGAAACCCACAAAAGGCACCCCAAACGCCGAAGGGTGGACCGTCGACGGAGTGAAACGCCCCTTCTTTTTCTCCTACACCGACATCGCAAAAGGCAAAAAGCCGATGCGCCTTCTTCTCTTTTCGGTCCCGTTAATGAAAGACCACCTTTGCGCCATGATCCGAGGCGGCCCCTACCAACCCCGCTGGGAATACTCAACCGACGCCGGGAAGGACTACCTCTCCCAGCTCACCGCGGAACGACGCCGCGAAAAAGTGGACAGTCACGGCCGCTCAACGTATTTTTGGGAGCGAATCCGCCGAAACAACCACGTTTTCGATCTTGAAGTTCTTCAACTTCTCGCGGCAACCGGCCACCGGGGGATTCGATTGAACGGAGAACTCGCGACCGATGGCCACCGAAATTGACTACCATTCCATCTTCCGAGCGATGACCACGGCCGAACTTTCGGCCGCCATCGCCAGGCTAAACCAAGAGTTTGCCGACCCATACACCGCCATCTCCGCAGCCGGCACCTCATCGCAACGCGACCGCGCGCAAATCGCAACCGAACTTTCGGCCGCTTGCCAAGTGCACGCGGAACGCACCGCCTCCGGAACCCCTCGCAACCGCGCACGCGCCTACTTCGCATGAATCTTTTCCAACGCATCAAGCGCACCGCGTTTTCGTGGATCGGAGCAACTCCGACCGCGGAGCGAAAACTAACGCCCTCTCAAAACTCAAACCATCCGGAGACCTCAACCAACCAACGGTCCCGCGTCCAACTGATCTGGGAGGCGCGCGACCTGCAACGAAACCATCCACTCGTCGCCGGAATCCTAAAACGACTTAGCCTCTACACCGTCGGGACCATCCGCTTTCAAGCGCGCACCACTGATCCCGCGTTCAACGCCGCCGCCGAGGCCTATTTTTCGCAGTGGATGCAAAACGCCGACATCGCCGGCCGTTTTGACTTCACGCACCTAATCCAGCTCGCGTTCGTCTCATTTATCCGCGACGGAGACGCCGTGATCGTGCACACCATCACGACCGACGGCCTAAAACTGCAACTCATCGAAGCCGACCGAGTCGGAAACCCCTACGCATCCAACGTTGCCGACAACGAAATCGGCGGGATTTGCTTTGATGACCTGGGACGGCCGGAAAGTTTCCGCATCTACCGACGGAGCATGGGCGCCGCCTACATCGACCCGCAAGAAATCCCCGCCGCGCGCTGCCTCCACCTTTTCGACCCAGAACGTCACGACTCCTACCGCGGAATCTCCGCCCTCGCCCCCGTAATCGCAACGTGTCGAGACATAGTGGACATCCTCGAAGGCGAAAAGGCCGCCGTCAAATGGGCCGCCGGCCAAAGCGGCATGATCCGAACCCAATCCGGAAACGGGCAAGGATGGGACGAAACGACCACAACCGGCGAACGCATCGAGCGAATCAAACCCGGCACGATTCACTACCTAAAGCCAGGAGAAGAAGTTCAGAGTTTCCGGAACGAACGCCCCTCCGTCACCTTCACCGGTTTTCTGGAAACACTGCAACGCCACCTCTCCGACGCCCTGGGCCTCCCATACGGATTTTTCATCGACTCCTCAAAACTGGGAGGCGTCACCGCTCGCCTCGACTCGCAGCAAGCCGCCCGCGTTTGCAAACGCTACCAAGACCTTCTCACCCGTCAAATCCTCGACCCAATCGCAAAACAGGTGATCGCCCTTGGTATCGCCGAAGGCAAAATCCCCGAACAAGCCAACTGGACCGCGCACAGATGGCAGTTTCCACCCTGGCCATCCGCTGACATCGGACGCGAAACAAAAGCCGCACTTGAAGAAATCGCCGCAGGAGGGGGGACTTGGTCAGAATACTACGCAGAGAAGGGCGAGGACTGGGAGGAAGCATTCAGCCAATCCGCAATCGAGACCGCCCGACGGAAGGCAATTTTCTCGGAAGCAGGAGTGGCCGACCCCGTCCTCGCCGCAGCCGCGATGAAACCCGGAGCCGGAGCACCTCCGCCCGCCGCGTTCGAAGCAAAACCGGAATCGTTCGAACCTCCAAAAGGAGTCCAAGAAGCAGCAGCCAGAGCACTCCGGAACCGAGAGCAGCAACCTCCGAGCAAACGCGGAATGACTTCGGTTGGAATCGCCCGTGCTCGCGACCTCGCCAACGGTCGCCGCGTTTCCGTTGAGACGCTAAAACGGATGAAGGCCTATTTCGACCGGCACGAAGTCGACAAGAAAGGCAGCACTTGGGACGCGTACGGCAAAGGCCGACAAGCTTGGGATGGATGGGGCGGGGACGCCGGACGCACTTGGGCAAACCGCGTTCTCGCCAGCCTCGAAAAATGAGCTTTTCCCTCCGCCAACT